TTTAAAGGGAGATAAGGTTACAGTTTTTATGGCTGCATTTAATGCTACACCCCCCGAATCTAATTATGATCCTGACACTATAGTTATCTTTGTAGCCCCTACAGATCCTCGTGCAGTGGTAGGTTTTGTTAAATATGAGTGTATGATTTCAGTAAATGCTTATCCTCTAGGTGTTGTTTCCTCCTGGATAAAAGGAAAATCTGTTTTAATTGATCCTCGTCCAAAAAATATTAATAAGGAAAGGGAAATTTAATGCCTTCCTTTGGGGAAAGAAGTTTAGCTTGTTTGGAAACTGTGGATGAGAGAATTTCCAAAGTATTAGAGGAAGCTATCAAACACTATGATTTTGCAATCTTAGAGGGCCATAGAGGTGAGGAAAAACAACAGGAATATTTTGAGTCCGGAGCTAGTGAAGTTCAGTTCCCTAATTCCAAACATAATTCACTTCCTTCCATGGCAGTAGATATAGTACCTTATCCGGTTGATTGGGAGAATACACATAAGTTTAATAAATTAGCTGATGTTATAACACAAGCTTGTGAAACTGTAGGTGTAGATAATTTATATTGGGGTTATGATTTATGGCAATGGGATATGCCACATTGGGAGCTTAGGTAATGTTACCACTTTTAGGACCACTAATCGGAGGGGTATTTGATATTGGTAAACAATACTTTTCCAATAAAGCTGAAAAGTCCAAAGCTAAACATGAACAGGAAATTGCCGTAATACGAGGTGATCAGAATTGGGATGAGATACAGGCTAAAAATAGTGGGGAAAGTTGGAAGGATGAGTTCCTAACCGTTGTAATAACCTCACCATTTATAGCTATGTTTTTAGCGGCTGTATTGAATGAACCCGATATGGTACATCGAATAGGGGAAGCCTTTATCATACTAAAATCGGAAGTACCTAAGGAATATTGGACATTACTCCTAGTTGCCTTTAGTGCCTCATTTGGTATCAAAGGCATTATAAAGGGTACTAAAACATTTATTGATGGGAAGAAAAAATAATGGCGTTTAGATCGACATTAAATAAAGTCCTGGTAAGACTTAGGGAGGACACAATCAGTTCCGATTGGTCCGGAGATATTAATGATTCCTCAGCGGTTGATGATTACCAAAAGCTTGTTGGTGAATTTGTTAATGAAGCTAAGACTATTGTGGAGGACGCTTGGAACTGGGGAGCCTTAAGGACAGTCATAAGTATCAGCACTACCTCAGGAACTTCCCAGTATACTGTTACTGGTGTAAATAATCGTAGCCGTATTCTACAGGTCATTGACTCCACAAATAACTCTATTCTTCCTCAGACTTCCGATGACTACTTTTATAATGTAACACATACTGGATCATCCTCCAATGGGATCCCAAGTTACTATCGACTTAACAATAATACTATAGACTTCTGGCCTACTCCTGGTGGAACTTATGCAATTAAAATTCATGCCGTAGATGCCTCCGATGATCTTGCGGAAGCCACTGATACCTTAGGAGTTCAGGAACATTTAGTTGTCCTGGGAGCCTACGCATTATCATTATCGGAACGTGGAGAGGATGGAGGTACGCCCAGTGATCAAGCAATGTTGAGATTTAAGACTGCCTTAACTGATGCAATTTCCCAAGATTCCCAGAGAACTGTAAACGAGACAACGTGGTATGCCAGCTAAACCAATAACACCAATCCCCTTAAGTGGAATGGGGAGTTCCGGGTTAAATACTCAGGCACAGGATTCAACTTTGGGTCCTGAGTGGCTCACACAGGCTGAGGGTATGGTGTTCGATCTACAGGGTCGAATAGCGTCCCGTAAGGGTATCAAGATGGTATCCAAAGCCATAGCGAGTTCAGTGAAGTCCATAGCCGGGTATATTAAATCCAATCGAACCAGGGAATACTATGCCGGGGCAGGGAGTGCAATCTATAAAATTGATACTTCCACCAGCCCTTATTCCCTAACCGCTCAGTCCTTTTCCGGGAGCGCACAGACTATAACGGACGCTAACTGGACCTGGGTAAACTTTAATGATGAACTATGGGGTATCCAGGCAGGGCATAAAGTTATAAATTATGATGGTACAAACTGGTATGATATAGATGATTTAGGAACTTATGATGCAGCTTCCGGAGTAACTACATTTGATCCTTCCTGTGGTTTAGGTGACTTTGGACGTATGTGGTACGGAGGGATTACGGAAGCACCTGGAGTTGTTTATTATTCCGATAACCTAATCGGGGAAGACCTTGATGGGGGAGCGGCAGGATCAGTTGATCTTAAGACAGTATGGGGTAATGATGAGGTAGTTGGTCTAGCTTCCATAATGGATAAGATTGTAATATTTGGTAAACAGAATATTGCAATTTATACAGGAGCTTCCAATCCCGCATCTATGACCCTTGAGGAAGTCATTAAGGGTACGGGGTTAGCTGGTAAGGACAATATAGCCTATGTAGGTACGGACATATTATTCCTAAGTTATGAGGGGTTGATGTCCCTTGGGCGTCTACAGCAAACCGATGGTAAAGCTCCCATACAGGATTTATCAATAACTGTTCGTAATGATCTTGCCACTATCTTATCATCCGCTACTGTAGCAAATATAAAGACTGCTTATTATCCGGAAGATGGATTGTTAGTTATCTTTATGCCGGATGAAAAGAAATGTTATGTGTTCGATGTTAAGGTACAGACACAATCCCCAAGGGTGACTACATGGCCTTTTACTACGGCGGCTCCCTTATGTGGCTTAGGTACTATTGATGGTAACTTATTTATTGGTTTATCTACAGGTGTAGCGGAGTACACAGGATATATTGACGTAACTATTACTTCCGATGGTTCCGGTGGATGGACTTCCACAGATTCAAATTATAGTTATGTATTTCAAACTTCCTGGTTAGATTTAAATTCCCCTACATTTGCCAAGATTATTAAGTCCGGACTTTTTGCAATCACAGGTGGTCGAGGGTCCAGTTCCACAATATCAGTCTATAAAGATTTTGAATTGGGTTCCCCTTATTCCAAAACTATTTCCCTTGTATCTGGTGTGACTATATCATTATATACACAAGGTGGGGATGGTGCTGCATTAGCAGCCGGAACAAGATCATTATATGATACTGCGAAATACGGAGCCGCTGCCGGTCCTAAGGACTACAAAGTTTCCCTAGGTCGAACAGGGAAAGTTATTAAATTAAAGATGGACACTACAGTCGAGGGGCATTATTCAAGTTTAACGGCTGCGACATTATTAACGAAACAAGGTAAAATAAGGTAGGAGTATATTATGTCTAATGGCGGTTTTTGGGATATTGATTTAAATATAGGCGATCTTATTCAAGGTGGTCTAGGCTGGTGGGGTCAAGAGAGGACTAAAGATGCCGCTTTAGATGCAGCCAGGGTACACTCTGATACTGTAAGTGCAAATGCAGATGCCGCAATAGCGGCTGCACAGCCTTGGGCCGTTGGTGGTACTGGTGGGATGGCTGACTTTGACTCTGAAGGTCGAGCCGCACTACTGGAGCTTTCCCCGGAACTACAAAATATCTACTCCGGAGCCTTAGGCAGAAGTGGTCTATGGGGAGCGCAAGCAGCCCAATTTATGGGGGATCCATTTAGTGCAGCGGATAAATTTTATCAAATGCAACAGGAGTTAATTGCACCTGAGGAACAAAAGCTAAGATTAGCCGCTGAGGACCGCTTAAGAGCGCAGGGACGCTTAGGGACTACTGGAGGTATGAATCAGTACGGAGAAGTGGAAAAGCAAATCCTAGGTGGTCAGAATGAACGTAGAGTGTCCTCATTTAATCAGGCACAGGCATATATTGATTCCTTACTTGGTAGGGAAAGCGGGGACCTAGGGACCGCTACCGGACTTCTGGAGATACCATTGCAGTACGCTAAATTAGGAAGAGGTATCGGAGGTAACCTGAGTGGTGTAGCTCAAGCACAATTAGGAGCTAGGAATGAAGCAGCGGATATATGGGGTAAACCGTCTGCGATTGATCCCTGGGGTAAAACCTTAAGTGCCATGAGTGGTTTGTTTTCCCAACCCGTAAGAAGCGGTGGCGCTACACCTAGTACAGCATTATTTGGTGGACGTAGGGTATAAATAAAATGGCTACTCTCCCTAATCCTATAGATGAAACTTATATAGATTTCCTAAAAAGGAAGTTTCAGGGAAGGAATTTTTCCCCGGAATTTAGGGCGAGGAATCCAGGTTACTTTGATATGAGAGGGGAGGATGCTCCGCCCACTGAGGCTACTTGGGAAACTTATTATCGTAAAGCTAAACCAAAAACATCTGCCACTTCCTCCCAGGATGATGGGGGAATGTTGAGTCCCTTAGATGGTGGTCCACCAGCATTAGGATTTTGGGATGATCCTGGTCCCTTGGGAGATCAAAACTTAAAAGGTTTAGGTACATTAATTAAGGAAGGACTATGGGATGTAGGACATGGAATAAATACTGGCATACGGGAAGCGGAAAGAGGATGGAATGAATTTACTACCGGATTCCCGGATTACCGTAGTCAGGACAGTATTTTGGAACAGCAATCAGCCCTTATAGATGGATTATCAGCATATGATACGCCAGGGTATCATGATACAAGCTTTTATGAACCAACAGCAACAGGAATTAGTCTGGAAGACATAGGAAACTTTTCGGAATATGGTGCATTTGTCCCTGGTGATGATGTTATGGGGGAAGCAGGGATAGATAATAAATATTCCAGACCTTTCAGAGATGATAGCGGAGAAATATTTAATAGACGTTCTGCTCCTAACGCTTATAATGTTCATAAATGGAGTCCTTTCCT